TCTCAAAAGAGGAAAACAAAATGACCGAAGCAAAAACCCCGGCCCTGAGTGCGGACGACGTTCGTAAGGCCGAAATTCATCGCATCAGAGAGATCGAAGCGATTGGCAACAACCATGAGCAGCCCGAACTCGCTCGCGAGTTCATTCAGGAGGGTAAGAGCCTGGACGAGTTTCGGACAGCTTTGCTCGACGTCGTTGCCACCAAGGGGCCAAGTCCTGAAGCCTCTGTCGATCTCGGCATGAGCGAAAAAGAGACCGAAAGCTATTCGCTGGTTCGGGCGATCAATGCGCTGGTAACTAACGATTGGTCCGATGCCGGCTTCGAGCTCGAAGCCTCACGCGCGGTAGCCGATCGCGTCGGCAAAAAGCCCTCTGGCATCTACCTCCCGATGGACGTTCAAAAACGTGATCTGACCGCTGGCTCGGCAACGAAGGGCGATGACGTTGTCGCAACCGATCTTCTCGGTGCTTCATTCATCGACATGCTTCGCAATCGCATGAAGGTGATCGAGGCCGGGGCGACAATGCTCACAGGTCTGACCGGCAATGTGGCCATTCCAAGAATGACAGGTGGGGCAACCGCCTACTGGGTCGCAGAGAACGCGGCGATAACAGAGTCCGATCAGACGTTCGACCAGGTCACACTCTCACCGAACAGCGTGGGCGCGATGACCGATGTCTCACGGCGTCTGTTGCTGCAGGGTAGTGTTGATGTCGAAGCTCTGGTGCGTTCTGACCTTGCGACCACTCTCGCAATTGAGCTCGATCGAGCAGCAATCCACGGTTCGGGCAGCTCGAATCAGCCCACCGGGATATTGGCCACATCGTCGATCGGAGATGTTGCCGGGGGAACCAATGGAGCAGCACCAACCTTCGCCCACATCATCGAGCTTGAAAGTGATGTTGCAACGGCTAATGCTGATGTTGGCACGCTGGCCTATCTGAGTAACTCCAAGGTACGGGGCAAGCTGAAGCAGACGGAAAAGGCAAGCAATACAGGTCAGTTCGTCTGGGAGGGCTCGGAGCTCAATGGCTATCGAGCACTTGTCTCGAATCAGGTCAGCTCAACCCTCACCAAGGGTTCTAGCTCGGTCTGTTCGGCAATCATCTTTGGCAACTGGGCCGATCTCCTGATCGCTTCCTGGGGCGCGCTCGATGTTCTGGTCGATCCATACACCGGCTCATCTGCCGGCACGGTTCGCATTAGAGCGATGCAGGATGTCGATATCGCAGTCCGACATCCAGAGTCATTCTCAGCCATGCTGGATGCAACAACAGCTTAAACCGAAAACCGGTGGGGCTTCGGCCCCACCATTCGGAGATCAAAAAAAATGAAAATACTGATAACAAGTGGCGTTCGTATCGACGGCGAGGCGTATGCCTCCGGCGATGTGGTTGAGGTGGGCGATGTTTTTGCCTCTGCCCTGATCCGCAGCAATCGCGCAGTCGAATTTTATGAGCCGAAATCATCGCGAAAAAAACCCACCAAGGCCAAAAAAAAGGCCGTTAAAAAAAAATAGGATGACGAGATGGCTGTGGAGTCGGCGGCAGATCGATTGATATTTTTCAACACCGATGAATTCGGTGTGTCCGCGACCTATGACGGCTCGACGACCGTCAAGGGGATGATCGATCGCCAGTACATCGAGGCCCTCGGTAGTGAGGCCGAGCACCCGGTCTTTATCTGTCGTGAGGCCGATATCTCCGGCGTCGTACACGGCAAGACGCTGGTCGCCAATTCAACATCCTACACCGTGCGCGGTGTGCAGCCGGATGGTTCCGGCATGACCCTGCTGGTGTTGAGGGAGACCTAAGTGGCCGACCATCTACGCACCCAGATCCGAGAACAGGTCGTGAGCGAGCTCACCGGCCTCGCGACAACCGGCTCGAACATTTTCGAGAGTCGGGTCTATCCGATGGAATCAGCCGGCCTTCCCGGTATTATTGTGTATACCACCGACGAAGTGGTCGAGGCCGACCAGAGCTCGACGACCTCAAGCGGTCGCCGCCTGGTGCGCTTTCTAACCCTCAAGATCGAGGGCTACGCCAAAGCCGAGACCGATGTTGATGACACCCTAGACACCATCGCAAAAGAAATAGAAGAAAAAATTGCCGGCTCGACGATCGGCGGTCTGGTCAAGGACGTCGTTCTCGCGGAGACCGAAATCGAGCTGACAGCCGAGTCCGAACAGCCCGTCGGGCGGCTCAACCTAACCTACCAGATCCATTATGAGACGTATGAGGGCGACGTCGATGCAGCAGCCTGATGAGGAGGTAATAATATGTTGATGAAGCACCCCGATGCGACCGAAGCGGTGAATGTACACCCCACCTCGATCGAGCACATGAAAGCAAAAGGATATAGACCGGTCGCGGGCATTGAGCTCGAGGTCGTCAACGAACCGACAGCATCACCGTCGACACCCAAGCGGAAACCCGCAAAACCCAAGAAAGAGGATTAAGAAAAATGGCAACACATCATGGAAAGGAAGGTACGGTTAAAATCGGCAGTAATGTGCTCGCCGAAATTAAATCGTTTTCACTCGATGAAACCGCAGAAACGGTCGCAGATACCGCTATGGGCGATACGGCAGCGTCCTATCTGGTCGGCCTGACCGACGGCTCAGGCTCGATCGAATGTCACTGGGATGAGACCGATACCAATGGCCAGGTCGCGATGACCGTCGGGGCGTCGGTAACATTAAATCTCTACCCTGAAGGGGCTTCAGCCGCCGACACTTATGCAACCATGACCGCACTCATCACCTCGGTCGGCGTATCGGTCGATATGGGCGACATCGTCGGTAGATCGTTTGGTTTTCAAAGCACCGGTGGTATCACTTGGGGCACGGTATGAATCAAGTCCTCGCCGAGGCTAAAAAACACTGGCGCAGCCAACTGGCTGAACCGATGGCCTCGGTCGAGGTTCCCGAGTGGAGTACAACCCTGTTTTTCAAGCCCTCAAACCTTGCACAGCGTGATCGCATCTACAGGCATATCAACGAGGGCAAGCTCGAGGCACTGGTCGAGACCATCATCCAGCGCGCCCTCGATGCTGATGGCAAGCGCATCTTTAACGAGGCCTGTCGCAAAGACCTGATGACAAAAACCGATCCAGATGTGATCGGGCGAATTGTTACCGCGATGAGCGATGAGGAAGATGTCACGCCGGAGGAAGCAAGAAAAAACTCAGAATAGATCCCGAGCTCGCCGGCCTGTTCTGGATCGCTGAAAAACTGGGCAAGACATATACAGAGCTGGCAGAGATGCGACCCAACGAGCTGGTGTACTGGAACGAATACTTTAGCTGGAAGGCTGAAAAGGAAAGACTAAGAGCAAAACGATGACGACAACCGCAAAAATCAAGCTGACCGCCGAAGACAAAACCTCGCGCGCGTTCACATCGTTAAGGGGTCGTCTCGGCAAGGCCAGTAAGTCCCTTGGCGGTCTAAAGACCGCACTTCTCGGCGTTGCCGGTGTAGCCGGCTTTGGTAAATTGATCTCTTCAGGTCTTGATGCAGCGGACCAGATCGACAAACTTTCAAAAGCTACCGGGTTTTCGGTCTCGGCACTGTCAGAGCTCAAGCACGCTGCAGATCTATCCGGTGTGGGTTTTAACGAACTGACGACCGGCATGACTAAGATGCAGAAATCCCTCGACGATGCCGATCGGGGCTTGAGTACGGCAAAAGATGCGCTGGATGCGATGGGGCTATCGATCGGTGATATCAAGGGCCTCGAGCCCGATCGCCAGTTTGAAATCATCGCCGGGGCAATCGCCGGGATCGAGGACCCGACGAAAAAGGTCGCCACAGCGATGAATATATTTGGCCGGGCCGGGGCTAAACTGATCCCAATGCTCAATGAGGGTGAGGATGGGATCAAAGCAATGCGCGAGGAAGCGGTTGATCTCGGTGGAGTATTGAGCCAGGATATGGTTGATGCGTCAGCGGATACAAAAGATGCATGGGCACGGCTCAAGACCGCAGCGGGTGGGGTTGTCAACAAGCTCACAGCAGCCCTCGCTCCAGCTCTGATTGGGATTTTCAACTGGCTCGCAGAAAAAATCCCGGCAGCAATCAAAAGAGTCAATCGGGCGTGGGATACATTTACAGATAAAATATCAGATGCGGTTGATTGGCTGCAGATTAAATTTATCGGAGCTACAATCAAGTTCAAATTAGCGGTCCGGGGCATGACGAGCACCCTGATCGTGTTCATGGATGCGGTTGTTGTCGCATCAGAGTTTTTCGGCGTTGCCGAAGAGAAAATAAATGATTGGTCGACCGCACTGAATGAGCTCTGGTGGAAACAAACAGCAGAGATCGAACAACTGGCAGCAGAACAACACGCCCTCAGAAACCGGAATGAGACCGGCCTGCATACAATCGTGATCACCCACGGCCAGAAGCAGGCAACTGAAGATTTGACGGAGGCGACCGATGAGCTCACAACAGCCGCCTTCACCTCTGACGAAGCCCTGAAGCATATGCAAAAGACCCTGGAAGATGCCGGCCTCGAGGCCAAAACTGCGAGCGGCTTTGTCAATGATCTTTATTCGGGCTTTTCATCATTGTTTTCCGACGCCCTCAAGGGCGATATTAAAAGTTTTACTGAATTTGCCAGTCGTGCGTTCAATGTCCTCATCGACGCGATGATTAAACTGGTCGCTGAAATGCTCTGGATCGCAACCTTCAAGTGGATATTTAGACTTTTGTTTCCTGAATTTGCGTATTTTGCGACCGGGGGAAAGTTTACGGTCGGGCCGCAGGGGATGGGTCCGGTCACCGCGCCGGGCTATGCTTCCGGCGGGAGCTTTATGGTCGGCGGTCAGGGCAATGCCGACTCACAGCTCGTCGGATTCCGGGCCACGCCCGGTGAGCGGGTGACGGTTGAAACACCCGACCAGCAGCGCGCGAGCAATCGCCGGGATCAGGCCGGTGTGATCGCCGAGCTCAAAATGCTCCGGCATGATCTGGCCAATGTCATCACCCGGCCGATCGTCGGCCAGCTCGCCCGGGGGCAGATGGCGATGGCCGGGGGCGCGAGGCACTAGATGTGGCGATCTCAGATGCAGAATATAAGATCTGGCTCGCCAATCCCGAAGAGGATCGACTGATGCTCGCCGAGGTCAAGGCTTATTCGGGGGCATCAGAAGTAACGCGCTATCTGGGCTCAAGGTACTATCACACCGGCGCGGGTGATACTCCATCCAATACCACCTATTTGGGTCGCCTGGTCGGATCTCCGGCCTTTACCGTCGCGATGAGCGAGGCCTTTGGCGGGCGGTCGTTTATCTCAATCGGCTCGATCGAGATCGATAACTCCGATGGCGAGCTCGACTCCTGGATAACCGACGCATGGGATGGCCGCGATGCAACCATCAAAATCGGTGATCCGGCGTGGGAGATCTCAGACTTCAGGACGATCCTGACCGGCCTGGTGGATCGGCTTGCGATCCAGGACGATCTCACCCTCGAGCTCACCCTGCGCGATCGCCAACGCCAGCTCGATGTACCGATCCAGACCACCCTGATCGGCGGCGGACCGAATGAGGACTTGCCGATCCCCCTGTGCTACGGCGAGGTTTTTAATATCACCCCGGTTTTAATTGACGACACGACCCACGAATACCAGGTCCACGAAGGGCAGATCGAGGATGTAGTCACCGTCTATGAGGACGGGGTCGCCACTTCGCTTACCGTAACCGAGGACCTCGCAAACGGTAAATTCACCCTATCGGCCGCACCATCGGGCGCACTGACGTGCGATGTTAAGGGTCACAAGCCCGGCGGGTCGTATAAAACAACGCCGGGGGACGTGTTGCGGGAGATCGTCTCTCGGGTTTTGACCGATCCAACCGATCTCGATACCTCAGCTTTTTCTGCAATCAACACCGACGCCAACTACACCATCGGGATTTATATCTCCGCGCGCGAGAACCTGCTCAATATCGCCGATTTTATCCTTCCAGCCGGGTGGTTCTACGGCTTTGACCGTGCCGGTCTTTTTACCCTGGCCGTTTTGAAAGATCCGAGTGCAGGATCATCCGTGCTGACGATCGACGATCTCGAGACCCACGGCGATCTCGGAATAACAAAAGCAGACGTGCCGAGCTGGCGCACCCGGGTCGGATATAAAAAATGCTGGAGCACCAATACATCACCGGCAAGCACGGCGACCGAATCACACAGCGCATGGCTGCTCAATGAATTCTCCCTGATCGAGAAGAGCGAAGATGCAAGCGTAAAAACCACACACCTTCTCGCCCAGGACCCTGATCTCTATCCATCACTGATCGTCAGCTCAACCGATGCCGGGACCGAGGCCACACGCCTGCAGACCCTCTTCGGAACCCAGCGGTATACCTATACCGTTTCCGCCTATGTCGCGCCCTATCAGGTCGAGATCGGCGATGTCGTCACCATCACCGACGATCGCTTCGATCTCGGGGCCGGGGTCGATTGTCGCGTAACCGGCCTGACCGAATTCTTTATCGATAACCGCATCGAGCTGGAGCTGTGGCAATGACCGGGCGAATTCTCGGCGAATCACATCTCGACGGCGTCACCCTGACGGCGACGAGCACCGCCGGCGATTATGCCGTGAGCAATTTGACCTCCACCCAGCCGGGTAAAAAGTGGCGGTCCACCTCAGCAGTGGCCCAGACGATCACCGGCGACCTGGGGGAGGATAAGCGCGTCAACGGCTTTGTGCTCTATGCCCATAATTTGAGCAATGACGGCTCGGCCACCGTGCAGCTCACCCTGTCGAACGACTCAGGCCATACAGATCAGGTCTATGACACATCAATCGAGGCCACTGATCCCCTCTATGGCTGGGGCGAGGGGCCTTATGGCATGGAAGGATATGGGGGCTATTCAGATGAGGGCTGGCAGCAGCAGTTCACTACGATCTGGATTGCGACCACCAAGGTCGCGCGCTATTTTCGGGTCATTATCACCGATACAAGTAATAGTGATAGTTATGTCGAGGCCGGGCGCATTAAACTGGGTCAGTTTGTAGACGTTCGCTACCGCCACGGCTATGACATGGGTTGGTCCGAGACTACCGAGATCACGCGCACCCGAGGGGGCGCACTGCGCTCGGATAATCGGCCGCCCTATCGATTTGCCAATGTGACCACCGCAGTCCTCGACAAGATCAACGAGGGCGATCTGCTCGAGGTCTTTCGGGCGGTCGGCAAGCGCGATGATGTCGTCTGGTCCGCTTTTCCCAACGCAAACACCGCGCAGGAACGACGCAATACCCTGCTGGGTCGCCTGGTCGACTATTCATCTGCTGCCATTGAAAGTGTCGGCAGCGAGATCACTTTTAACCTTGAGGAGGGCCTCTAATGGCTGAAGCACCAACCTATTCCCTAGCACAAGTCATCGCTCTGGCGAAGGGCACGACAAACTGGTACGAATACGCCAAGAGCATTGCACAACACGGCAAGAACAATCAGGACGATATCTCGACCCTGCAATCCGCTGCCTTTTCCGGAGCGACACCCGGCTGGCAGGCTGCAATCGATTTGCGCTGGTATGTGGCAGATACATCAAGCTCGACGACAACTTATACCGGGGTCACAAAACCCAGCGCGACCGGCTCCGATTCGCTGTTTGCCGGTTATTTCATTATTTTCAAACCCGCGACCAACAACACCGGGGCTTCGACCCTCAACGTCGCCTCCAGCGATGGGGCAGTTGATATCAAGAAAATATCATCCGGGGCTAAGGCAGCCCTAGCAGCCGACGATCTCGATTCGGACACCTATGCCGAACTGATCTTTGATGGGACAGATTGGGTTTTGTTGAACGCCCCTGTTGTAGCAACAGATTTAACATCAATCAGAGATGATATAGCAACCCTAGCACTACATTCTGCAGTTGCAGACAACAAAGCTGCTTACAATCTTCCTAGTTCTTTTATTGACCAATTTCAAGATGACACAGGAATTGGAACGGAAACGGATGGTGAGAGAAATGCTAGTGAATATTGGGGTACTTTTTCAGCTGCTCCAGGAAATGACGCTAATACTTTGTTTTTGATGGAACCAGACGCAACAAATGGTGCAACAACGTTTACAGACATTTCGGCAGCTGGTGCAACTATAACAGGTGGTGGTGGACTTACTCATTCAACTACTCAAAATAAATTTGGTGCTACTTCAGTTTATTTTGCAGGCGATGATTACCTAACGATTCCTACTCGTTCCGACTTTGATTGGGGTACTGGGGGTGCATTTACTATTGACGCTTGGGTATATTGTACTAATTGGAGTGGTTTTGGACAAGGAGATGGAAAATTATGGGATGGAAATGGCTCGCATAGATTTGGATTTAAAGGTAATGGTGCAACAATGGGTGGAGAAGGATTTGGTAGCAATTGGACTACTCACTCAATGAATAATGATACTTGGTATCATATTGCTTGGGTACGACATACTGATGGTAGTGCGAGAATGTATGTTGGTGGAAGTCAACTTCATGCACAAACAGGAAATACAGAAAATTTTGACGCTACTCACGGTTCTATAATAGCCATAGGTGATGCCACAGACCTTTCAGGTAGTGAAGATGTTTCAAATTTATATTTAGGTGGACTTCGTGTATCAAACGTAGATAGAACAAAAGATAGTGACGACCCAATGTATATTGCAACAGGTACAAGCTACACTGTACCAACAGGTTATTATGGTGCAGATGCCGTTAATGCAACTGGAACCTTAATATCAACAGCACAAACTGCTAACGCTGCTCAAACAAAAGTTAGTGGGGTTATTTTGTACAAAAATGCTTATGGTACTGCAACACTAGGAACAGACTTAAAGATTTATTTTACTTGCAATGGTGGAACTAATTGGACTGAGAGTACACCAGCAGCAGCTGGAACTTTCTCTAGTGGAATCTTGATGGCTAAGTGTCCTGAAGTAACTTGCACAAGCGGAACAGATGTTAGATATAAAGCTGTATGGGCAAATCAATTAGCTAGTTCTAAAGAAACACAGCTTCACGGCATAGCAATCAATTATTGAAGCATGGACTTATCCACCGCATTTGACTCCATCCTTGCGATTCTGCTGATAATTTTATCGGTCGGGATCAGGCGGTTTTATGTTCTTGTCGATCAACTCCGCCGGGAGGATGCCACACTCCATGACCGCATCACAAAGGTGGCGACGAGCTATGCTCAAAAACACGACCTTGAAAAGATGGAAGAACGGATCATATCGCGGATTGACATTTTCGAAGAAGCGTGCGGTAGTTGTCGCAGAGGATGGACTAAATGAACATTGAAAAACTCTACTACAATGATGTATCAGTTCTTTGAATTCGACGAACTCAAATGCCGCTGTTGTGGAACCATGAAAATGGACGATAGATTTATGAGGGTGATCGATGTGATGCGTAACGACCTCGACTTTCCCTTCGTCATCAATTCAGCCTATCGCTGTCCCGAATGGGATTATCAGGTCGGCGGTCATAACGTCCACACCACCGGGCGCGCCCTTGATATCAGCATTGCGCTCGATAAGGCGTTCGAGCTCGTTCGATATGCACTCGATGTGGGGATGACCGGGATCGGCCTCTGCCAGCACGGACCCCACAGCCAACGATTCATTCACCTCGACGACCTCGAGCGCGAGCCGAGGCCAAGGATATGGACCTATGCGAGATAAAATTAAAGCGATCAAAACCAAAGCCCTGGCGGAATGGAAAAAACTACCCGGGGCGGCCCGGCTATTCCTAACTGTAATGCTCGTTATTATTGTCGTCTCATTATTGCAGACAGTGATTTGTGAATAACGGACAACCATGAACGTCGATCTATTCGGTCTATCAAAAGTCGCGGATTCCGTGATGGGGGGCCTTGATGACCTCATCACCTCGGACGAAGAGCGCGCCCAGGCAAAAACGAGGGTGCTCGAGATCCTGGCCAAGCAGGATAATGCTCAGAGCTACATCAATGCGATTGATGCGACCTCAAACCACTGGGTGCAGTACGCCTGGCGACCGGGGATTGCATGGACCGGAACCATCGCCATTTTTTATCAGTACATTGTCTATCCGCTGACGACCTATTTTTACGCCCTTTTCAATGATGGGGGCTATCCCTTGCTGCCGAACATTCCAACTGATGAGATCATGCCTCTGATCATGGGCCTGCTCGGCCTCGGAGCTTTCAGATCCTTCGACAAGCTCCAGGGGAAAAGACCGCGATGATCTGCTGCCGGCTCATCATCATGCTTCTGATGATGACTCAAATCACCGGCTGCGCTTATATCTCACTGATTGAGATCGGCGGGTGGGAAATCACCAACACACTCGAAATCGGAATTGCAAAAACGGGGGGCTGAAATGCTGCTGCAAAAAATTATTATTGGGCTGTTTATCATGATCTTGATCGCCGGGGGGCTGGCCGTCTCCGGCTGCTCGTAGGAGACGCGCGCCCGGCCTTGCCTCGCCTTGCCTTGCCGCGCCCTGCCTGCCTCGCCTTGCCTTGCCGTGCCGAGCCGCGCCTAGCCTGCCTTGCCGCGCCGAACCGCGCCCGGCCTTGCCGCGCCCAGCCCAGCCTGCCTTGCCGCGCCGAACCGCGCCTGGCCCCTCCTTGCCACGCTCTGCCTGCCATGCCTTGCCGCGCCCGGCCTTGCCGTGCCGAGCCGTGCCCAGCCTAGCCACGCCTGCCGAGCCTGCCTTGCCAATCCTCGCCCTGCCGCGCCAAGCCTCGCCTGCCTTGCCTTGCCGTGCCGAGCCCCGCCTAGCCTCGCCAGCCTTGCCTTGCCTACCATGCCTTACCGGGCCTCGCCTCGCCAGCCTTGCCCAGCCTAGCCCTGCCCTGCCCTGCCTTGCCGAGCCTCGCCCTGCCTTGCCTGCCGTTATTGTATCTCCTCTCTCAGAGACATCGTCATATCCTCCTTGATCGTAGTCGAACCAATCGCCAGATTGAGCATAGCGATGGTTTTCTCATCCTTTTTAGTGGGATTGTCACCGCAAATATCCGTTATTGTGAACGTTCCCCATCCCATGCCGGTTGACTTTTTTGAGTCGGGCCGGCCTTCGCCCACGCCGACCTGAACTCCAGCGCGCAAAACCAGATTAGATACATCTTCATAGCCGAATTGGTCGTAGTCGAACCTCACGCGCAGCCTCGCCGACCACGTTCGCCACATCGGCCTAATGGCGATGGTGGGTTCGCCGTTCGATACCCGTGCCATCGCCTGGTGCATTTCAGGCTCGCCCTCGATATAGACCAGGGGAGTGCCATCGTCAGCATCAAAATCATCAGGCTCAATAAAACACGATAGCTTTGCTTTCGTCATCTGAAAGCCGGCAACCCGACAGGCCGAAATCATCGCCGCCCTAAAGGCGGGGGCGGGTATGCCGTGCTTATCATCGATGGTGAGGTGCATTGCTTCACGATAGTCCGCCTCGATGTCGCGCGGTTCGCGCTTAGTCTTGTTTTTGCTTTTTGTCCCCTCAAGATGTTTTTGCAACATCTCGGTCCGGGTTTTCTTTGAAAATTTATGCTGGACGTAGGGCGCGGTCCCTTCTATCAAGAAGGTCGCTACATTTAGCCGGGGCTTATTTATAGTAATTCGGTTTTCCGGTAATTTGGTTTTCATAAAATTCTCCTTGGTTTAGAACAACGAAGCAGGCGCTTCAAAAAGAATCGGATTGCCCGAGTACGAATCTTCCCCGCTGATTTCAAAAACAAGCTTGCCCATGCCTATGTCTTCACCGGGGTCGGACTGAGTGGCGCGTAAGAAAAAGTCACGATCGTCGTCGCCAGAATCTTCATGCCACTCAATGATTTTTTCATTGTGTAGCGCAAGATATTCTCTTGCGATGTTCTCAAGAGATGGTTCGCCAACAAGGCGCGGGTCTTCCTGAACAAAGATTGATGCAATGACCGTGCGGTTTTTGTCTTTCATAATTAGCTCCTTTTTAGTTGGTTTGATGCAGAGTGCATCGTGACGCGCCCTCCTGGAGAAGGCGCGGGGCGATGGACTCTCAGTATCCAAACTCTTCCCGGACATACTCATGTTCGCAACGTATCTCCTCTTCAAACACATCAATCGCATAGTCGATGTTATCGGCATTATCAACATACCCCGCTCTAAACGCGTCGTGTTTGTCAGATAGCCAAAGCTCTCCATTTTCATACAGCGTATAGCGGTGTTTGCCATAAAGATTGCCCTTCCTTCGTGCTACTACCTTGCAGGTCGGTTGTTTTACGGTATCTCTCATCTCTTTCTCCTGGTTGGTTAGATGCAGAGTGCATCGTAACGCGCCCTCCTGGAGAAGGCGCGGGGCGATGAACTCTTTAGGACACAAACTCTTCTAGGTATCCGGCTAGGCCGTTCTTAGAATAGCGGGTATAGAAGCGTATCTCAATTGCTCGGGTCTCTGTGAGAAGCTCATTATTGTTGGGACAGAGTGGTGTAATCCAGCCTGGTTGTAAACGTATATCAACGTTATAAATGTCATAGTGGGTCTTATAGGTGTTAGCCTGCTCTACCCACCGCGCTTGATCAACCAATTTCTCGTTGAACTGGGGAACAGTCAGCCACTTTCCGGTGTCGGGATCGGCGGTAACATAGTATTGTGGGATTCTCATTTTTTGCTCCTTTTTTGTTGGTTTTCAAAAATAGATCGCTCGCCAAGTCGTCTGGCGCGAACCCATGACCCGGCAGAGGCGAGGATCGCCACGCCGGATTAGATTGAGCTCTTCGAGCTCGGGCAGCCGACGTGAGACCATGTATCGATCGTGACGGCCAGCCTGGGCGATCTCGCCAGCGGTAAAGGGTCGATTGCCCAACTCAAGGATTGTGCGATAAACCCCTCGGCGTTGTGTTCCGGCCTTGCCGCTTTTTTCAATTTGCCATGCAGCCCAGGCCGAGGTCGCCGGATCAGTCCGACGCGCAGCAAGGCGTCTCATTGCATCGCCCCGAGAAAGAGCAGGGCGATCAGAAAACCGCCAACCTCCCATTTATAGACATCGAGCAGATGTGACCATCTCGGGCTGTCGGTTGACTGATCAATAACGTCACGGTGAGCGCGCGCCCGGCATGGAAAGCAGACGCCATTTGGGACCATATCCGGGGTGGAATGGTGACCGCAGATCTCGCATTTTATCTCGTTATGTTGCATAAAAACCGTCTCCTATTGGGTAAAGGATCTCCGACAGTATTCCAATCAGAACAAAAATACAAGAATAATTGTAAAATTATGAGATATGATTAGAAAAAGTTTGCAAGAATTCTAAATAAGTTGTATTCCTATACTTATGAGCAGTGGACTGAAGAGGGCGATTAAAATTGTTGGAACACAAACCGCGCTCGCGCGGATCTTGGGTGTCCGGCAAGGCCACATCTGGTCGTGGCTCCATCGATCCCAGGCCCCGGTGACCAAGGTCGTGGCGATCTCACACGCGACCGGCTGGAAGGTCACACCTCATGAGCTCAGGCCCGACGCCTTTCCGAACCCGTGGGATGGGCTTCCGATCTGGATGGCCCGAGCAATGCTGTGCGATTGCGCGAATAAAACAAGGTTTTCTCCTGATGGTGAATTAACCCAGCCTGTCGGTCCTGCCGGTGGGTTGGGTGCTTTTTTAGAGGATTAAAAATATGGCAAAAGAGGCCCTGATCTGGGCGGTCAAACAACGAGGGCTACAGCCCAATGCAAAACTGGTGCTGCTCCAGCTCGCAGATCACGCTCGAGCAGCCGACTGGAAGAGCTGGCCGGGCCTTAATCTGCTTGCCAGCGAAACCGGGTTGAGTCGTCGAACAGTGATCAATCACATCCGATCGCTTCAAGAAAAGCGCATTATCATCGCGATCGAGCACTGCGATCGCAAGCGCGTTTATCTCCTAAATCGGGCTGTGGATAACTCTTCGAGTAGGGCAAATGACGACAATCGAGTAGGGCAAATAACGACAGCGAGTAGGGCAAATAACAACCTGAGTAGGGCAAATGACGACAACGTACTCTTTATAAGGGAACCAATTGAACCATTATTGAACCAGCAAAAGCCGAGCAAAAAAGTTAATCGACCAACTGTGGATAAACCAAGAGGTGATCAACATGAACGATCAGCCAGTGGACAAGCCGAGGCAGCCGAAGAACGAGTTAGAGAAAGGTATAGACGATCTCGCGATCGCCCGACTGTGGGCTCGAATGACGCAGATCTTAGGCCAT